AACTCTTCGGCCTGCGCGCTGTGCATCCGCTTGTGGACCGCGTTCAGGATTTTGGTGGCCTGTTCGATCATGGCCAGCGTGGTGCCAACGGGCGCATCGGCGCGGCCTTCGCCCACCTGCAACTCGGACGTGCCACCCACGCGCATACCAGTCTGCGACATGTTCTCCACCAGCGACATCAAGGCACCAGACGGCTCCTTGTAAGGCAGCGGCATAATGGCATCGCTGATCTTCTGGCCGCCCGTCTTGACCTGTGCCCCACCGCCAGGCGGGACGCGGAAGATGTTGGTGTTCTGGCGCGCACCTACGTCCGAAATCAAGAAGCCTGGGAAGTTGGCGTACATCCCAGCGTCGAGAAGTTCCCGCCACGCGGCGGTGATCGCGTTGGTGGTGTTGCCAAGAATGTGCAGAAGCCCAATGTCATAGAAACCAAGCCCTGGCACGAACGTGTACTTGACGAACGTGGTGCGGGCTTCCGGCAGCATCCCAGCATCGGGCTGGTCGTAATTGCGGGTGATGGACAGGATTTCGCGGGAAGATACGTCAATGGTCACGCGGTATGGGATTTCCAGCCCAGTGACCTTGCCCTTGAACTTGTGTTCAAACCCCTTGATGTCCAGTTCGCAGTAGATTTCGTAAATCTCGCGGTCACGGTCTTCGGGGTTGGCGGACGTGGTGGTAACGCCTTGCTGTGACGCCTTAGCCTCTGCGGCTGCGTCCGGCGTGACTTCCATCGGGGTGGACAGGTCGATGTCGCGGTAGACCCCAAGGATTTGCAGGCGCTTGACCGTGGACGGCTTAAGCATCACGCGATGCGTGATCCGCATGGCGGTGGACAGGTCGGTGGCGCTGTTGTTGACGATCAGGTTGTCGGCATCCACGCTGTCAGATGCGGGGCGGTTCCGCAGCGGGCAGAAGAACACCTTCTTGAACGAGGTGCCACCAAAGCCCAGCAAGAGCAACATGCGGTCGGTGTCGGGGTAGTATTCGCGGGCGGTCGAGGTCAGGAAGTGGTTCATGTCCTTCTCGAACGCATTGGCGATCTCATCACGCTGGACGGTCGTGCCATTTGCATCGTCGCGGATTTTGACGGGGCCATCGGTCGGCAAAAGCTCTGACCGTGCGTTGGCCTGAAAGCGCAGCACGGCCTCTTGCAGCAACGGGTGCCGAACCTTGGACATTCCCTCAATGGGCGCGCCATCGCCCGTGCCTTGGACGCCCGGCAGTTCGATCTTCAGGCCCAGCAGCTTAATGCCTTGGGCGCGGTCTTCAATCCATTCGTTCCGGCTTTCCAGATCGTCTTGGACACCACGCAGCAAGTCTTCGGTGATCCGCGCCAGTTCGCTGTCGTCGATCTTGTTGGACAGGTTGTCGAACCAGCCTTCGGGCTGACCATCAACGTCTTCGGCGTCTGCAATGGGCTTGCCGTCCAGCGACAGGGTGATGGACCCATCGCCGTGGTCGATCTTTAAGATCGCGCCGTTGCTGTCAAGTTCAGGAATGTCGGCAGCTTCATCTGCGTTTTCGATCTGGACATCCATATCGCCCAACAGGTCGGGTTCGCTTTCGTCAAGCAGGCGGATGTTGGGGTTTAAGCCAGACATAGATGGTCCCTTTCAAGGTAATGGCCGTGCCATTGTATCAGGCACGGCCACCCTTGTCATCACTCGTTAAGAAACAGAACCGCAGCCGCCAGATAGTTGATCGCCCCAAGCAGTTCGCGCTTGGCTGCATCGGGGTCCATGCGCTGGCTTTCCTGTATCTTCTTCATGGCCTGACCCAGCGGGAAGCCCAGCCCCACGGCGCGGGTGATGGTCAGGGCGGGTTGTTCTGTGAACGACAGGCCGTTGCCGTGGCGCTCTGCGCCTTTGCCGTCTTGCGCTTGATACAACGCTTTTTGAAGGACAATGAACAGGTCGTAGTAAGCAGGTTGAACGGTGACCTTGACCCATTCTTCGGTGCCTTCATCAACGTCATCCAGCCAGTCTTCTTCGTCTGGCCCACACTGGCACACGCCGTTCAAGCAGGTGGGGCATTCGTCCTCGCCCACATCGCCGTGGCGTTGCGTGATCCGTTTTTTGTTGTCGTCAATAATGTCTTGGATCGCCTTTTTCATGCGTTCCGTTTCCATGTCATACGCAAGGTGTTCTTTCCACCCTTCGGGCGTCTCCGCCATCATCTTCTCGCTCCACTTAGCCATTGATTGCCTCCACTGGGCGGTCGGGTTGAAACTGGTATTTTCCTGCGTACGATGCAGGCTCGGAAAGGCTGGTGAACAGCACCTGCGCGATCCCGCTGCCCGCAGGGATGTAGATCGGCCACCAGCGGTGGTAGGTAAGCTCAAGGGTCAAGAACCCCTTCCACCCGCCTTCCACCACAGAATTGCCGACCATGACGCCCTTGCGTATCCATGTGGACTTGTCATGCACCACGCCCACCAGAGTGTTGGGCATGTCGAACTCTTCGATGGTGCTGGCGAGGCTGAACCGCTTGAACGGGTGCAGCCAGACGCCCTGCTTGATGCGGATGTCATAGCCCGCCTCGGACAGGCCGTGGCTGGCGATGTAGCCCCGCACCTTGAACGTCAGCATGTCCTTGATCGGCGCAAGCGACAGCAAGCGGTTGCCGTTGACGATCATTTCGCCAATGCCTCCCGCGCCATCTTGCAGATACGCTTGACCGTGGCGTTGCTGGTGGGCTTTTCCTCGGCGGCAATCGCCTGAAGGGTTTGCTCTGCGGCGTCAAGTCTATCCGAACATGACATCATGGCATCACACCAGCCCTTTGTTTGTTCAACTTGTTGGGCAAGATGTTCACGCAGCCGCTTGATCTCTTTCCACGGGTTCCAATTCATTGCAGGCCAGCCTCCGTTTGTTCGATGTCACCCCAAGTGCTTTCAAAAGCGGCTTCAAACAGGTGCATCATGTGGTTGGAAAGACGCTCGGCGGCGTCAGGGTTTTCGATGTAGATGATGACGCCCCCAAGGGCGTCGATCTTGTCAATCAGCGCGGTCGAGCTTGGCCCAGCGGTGAAGAAGTTGTCGCCCTCCACCTTGGCCTTGTCCACAAAGCCGATGAACGGCGTGGGAACATCCCCGATCAGCGACATGCCAATCGTCATAATGGTCTTCGGGTTGCCATAAACAACCTTCACGCCGGAACCATGCCGTTGGCGATGCCACGGGCCATACTGTCGATTTCCTCGTTGACGGCCTGCCGTAAAACGTTCAGCGCATCGGCCCGCATTCCATCGTTGACGCAGCCCAGCCAGAACGCAATTGATCCTTGAAAGGTGCCCAACAAAACGTCCGGCGGGGCGATCTGCTCGTCGTTCACCATTGCGCCAAGCGTGTCGGCCACGCGGATGGCAACGTCTTTAATTTCATTGGTCATTTACAATCTCCATGGCCTTGAAGGCCGCTTCTTTTTCGTTCTTGGCAACCTGCACAATGACGGTTTCTTCGCCAGTGTCCCAGTCGGAAACCACAACGCGATAGGTGCCGTCACCCAGATCATCCACTATAGCCCTAAGCTTCTTTTGCATCGCGCAACCCCCGTAGAAAACCAATTGATTGTTTGACGCAGTGAACCAAGCTTTCCTCCATTGCATCGTCGGTGACGTTCTCAGCTTTAAGCGCGAACCCGTAAATGACAAACAGGTGCGACAAAGCGTTCATCACATCGTTAAACGTCATATCATGCGTGTCGGCATAGTCTGTGACAAACTCCGCAAGGGCGTTCGTCATCCCATTGATTTTTTCCATGATCCCTCCAATCACACGTTGTAAAGCGGCACGTTCTGGTTGCCATGGAAGACGCGACTGTCTTCGATTTCGGCCATCCGTTCCGGCGCCCTTGTGAGCATACCCACATCGCGCAAGTGTTTCAACCCCATGGAGACTGTATCGACAAGATCATCGTGGGCACCACGGGGGAAGGACGAGGTCTGCCGGATCACCATCTCGGCCCAGTCTTTGTTGGGCGCGAACACCATGCCCTCGCTGAAGATGTGCTGGATGGAATACAGCCGCGCCACCTTGTCTAGGGTCTTGGGGTCGTACATCTGGACCCCGAACTTGGCGGTGTTGAACACCCGCCGGAGTTCCTGCGCCACGCTGTGCCCTGCCGCCTTGTTTTCGATCAACAGCACATCGACCTTCATGCGGGAACAGATGTCCTCGACCTTGACCACCAGATCGCCAATCTCCAAGCGGTCCTGCCATGCGTACATCAGCATGACCTTGGCGGTTGCGCCCAGCGCCTCGGACTGGGTCGCCGTGGCCATTTCAATGGGCCGACCGTAACGATCCACCATGCGGGTCGATGCCTGATCGGCGGACGCGCTGAACACGCCCCAAATCGTCAGGGCGCTGGGGTCGTTCTCGCTCTTGGTGGTGTAGGCGGTGTCGAGCGCCGCCACGATGTATTCGATGGCGGGGTATTCGCTCTTGTCCCACGGCTGCCACCACTGGTCCTTGATGATGCCACCACCGCGCGGTTCGGGCGACTGGGCGTATTGCCCTGCGGTCGCGTATGGCCCCATGGCGGCCTCGTCGCGGTCCACAACGTGTTCGGGGAAGCGTTCGGGGAACAGCAGTTCGCCGTCGATCTCGCGCGGGTCGGCATAGCCCAGCGCCGTGACGCAGGCGCGGTTGGGGTCGAAGCGCATGGGCAGCATGATGTGGTCGTAGCCCATGTCGTTGTCGAGGATGATGCCGGACACATCGCGTTCGTGCAGGCGCTGCATCACCACCACGATGGCGGATTTGTCGGGGTTGTTCAGACGGCTGGTGACGGCTTCCTTGAAAAGGTTGGTGACGCTCTCGCGCTTGGCATCGCTGTTGGCATCGTCCACGCTGTGCGGGTCGTCGATGATCACGCGGTCGCCACGGTAGCCCGTGATGCCCGTG